GACATGCTCAATTCTTGGGCGCCCGTCGGCTTCAATTCGCCCCCGCGTGACCCAATGCCAACCACTCCCGGACAGATAGGTACACTCCGGGTGGGCAATGAGGATATCCCACGGGGCGCAAAGGACGTCGCGCACGTCCCCTTGGTAGTGGGGGCCGGGCTTCTCGGTTGGCTCAATATCGCAACTCATTGCATGATGGCCGCGGGCGATGAAAGCGTCGCGGACTACCCCGGATTTTTCGCACGCTATTAGAACGGAAAGTGGACGCGGGCTCATATGCCGCCCCACTTGTTGACGGTATGTTCGATCTTGACCCCGTGTCGGGCGGCCCATTGGTAGACGGCGGGACTCATGGGCGGGACTCCATGTACGCCCTAATTACGGCTTCTGCCGCCTCCGCGTTGATCGCGTTTCCGTAGGCGCCGTTTTGTGCCAAGACGGCGGAAGACCCATTAACCAGCAAGGGAAAGCAGGATTCAGGGACTTGGCGAAATAGCCCATCATTTCCGCATAAAAGTAACGGACTGCCAAAGCTAAGTCGGTTATCTTCGGAGACTTCGCCCCGAACGACCGCCGCTTCCTCTCTAAGAACTGTTCCGGACTGCCCCCCGCCTGCGTTTTCGTAGGTGTCGGCCATGAACCAAAGCCGGTCGCGGCGGTGTTGCGCCCCGATGCCACAAGCCGGGAAACCGACCGCCGCGAAGGCGTAACCGCATGCTTCCATGTCATCGTGAACAAGGTCGACCCAGCCTTTGGATATTCCGCCGATAACCTGTTCACCAAAGACGACGCTAGGTTGGAACTGCGTAATGAGGTGAAACCATGCCGGCCATAAATGCCGCTCGTCAGCAAACCCATTTCCCTGGCCTGCCTGGCTGAAAGGTTGGCAGGGGCAAGAGCCTGTCCAAACAGGGCGGCTATCGGCCCAGCCTGCACGTCGCAAGGCGTAGGACCAAACGCCGATTCCGGCGAAAAAATGGCATTGGGTGTATCCGGTAAGGTCGCCGGGTTTAACATCTTCAATACTCCTTTCGTCCACGTCCCCCGGCGCAATGTGACCGGCGGCAACCAGATTCCTAAGCCATTGGGCGGCGTAGGGGTCAAATTCGTTGTAATACGCTCTTGGCATACTGTCTAAACCTTATTGATTTTGGGCAAAGTATACGTCGGCGTTGACGGTTCCGTCAATTCCATATTTAGCCAGTTCGACGCGGACTCGTTCGGCCAACTCCCCGGCTTCCCGTGCCCCCAGCGTTTGGGCGTTCGCAACGTCGACGCCGAAGCGATGATAGAAGCGGCGGTAACTCTCCGATTCCCCGCGGCCTTGGGCACTCTCCAAGCCAGCCCACCAGGCAATGACGTTGCGCAAATCGCGCTGACCCTGTTGTCGCTCCCAATGCCGGCGGCGCACGGCTCCGGCTACTTCGGCCGGCGCACCGTAGGGAATGACCGGGTCGCCGTCAATGCGGGCAATCTCCCCGCGCAAGGCGGCAAGGGTTTCGGCGTCCAGTTCCAGCAAGTCACCGTCGACAAACTCCGGGGCGCTCCGGCTTGGCGGGGGCGGATAGTGGCCGCAATATGGGCAGCACTTAAAGACCCGTTCATAAGGCTGGATGCACTCCGGGTTGACGCAAACCCGCATTGGGATGGCATCGGACTTGCCGCCGCTCCGGCGCTCCCGGCGGTCTAGGGACCATTCCCGACGGGCGTCCGGGAGCCCGTGGCGTAGCACGTTGTTCACATGGTCAATGATGTAGGCGACGGGCTTTTCGCTGGCCGCGATTGCCGCCCGGCGCTGTTCGTCCGTCAAGTGGGCATGCACGGCCGCGGCTTGCTTGGATAGCATGAGGCGCAACGCCCGGCCGAACTGTTGGCAGAAGAGCGCGAAGGATTCCGTCGGCCTGGCGAACGACACGACTTCAATTGCTGGAAGGTCGAAGCCTTCCCCGAACAAATCCACATTGACAAGCTGCAGGATTTCCCGGGCCTTGAAGCGCCGGAGAATTTGGGAGCGGAGCGCGTCCGGGGTCTTGGCGCTGACAACTTCGGCAGGCACGCCAGCAGCCCGGAACGCCGCGGCAATTTCGGTTGCAGCTTCAACGTCGACGGCGAAGGTAACGCCCAGCTTGCCCGGCGCCAACTTGAGATAGTGCGCCACGACGTCCCCGGTAATGTGGGACTTGTGGACCGCCTTGCGTAGCTGGTCCGCGTTGAAGTCCCCGGTCGCCTGGCTCAAAGCAACTTGCGAAAGGTCAAGGTCGGAGGGTGGGGCAAAAATGCGGTAGTCCGTCAAATACCCCATGTTGATAATGTCCCGCATGGACGGTGCCAAGACCATGACGTCGACCAGCCCGTCCGCGTGCCGCCCCAAGCCCTTGCCGTCAGCACGTAGCGGCGTGGCCGTGGGGAGCAAGCCCCGGGCGTTCGGGAACAGTGCCGCGGCGGCGCCCCACTTGTTGGCCTTCAAGACGTGGTGCGCTTCATCCTGCACCATCAAGCTGATTTGCTTAAACCAGGGGTCGCCCGCATCCATGCGAATGATGGTGTCAACGCCGCCGACCCCGGTCTTCGCGTTCGGGTCAAAGAAAGAATAACCAAGCTCCGCAACCTGCAAGGCGCTGATAACGCGAATCAGGGGCGACCCCTTCTTGGCGCCGACAATCCGATGGCGCACGCCGTTACGGGCCAGGGCGATAGAAATTTGGCTTACCAGTTCTTGACGGTGCGCAATGGCGATGCTGGCGCCCGGTTCGTCATAAAGTACCTTTGAAAGCACGACGGTTTTGCCGGAGCCCGTGGCGGCCACAGGCATGACATTGACGGCGCCGCCGTGCCAGGCTTCGTACACGCGGCGTTCTAACTCGGCTTGGAAGGGTCTTAGGGCGACTGGCATTTATGCGCATGCCTCCCAAATTGGATCGCCAGTCACGTCTTGAAATTGATCATTTGCGACGATTGATCCGTCATGGCATTCGATGACAGCGAATGTTTGCAGATTCAAAAATAATTTACGGTTGAATAATTCGGCCAAATTGTTGACTGCCATATTGAAATATGACGGCTTCAACTCAGATCCGGCAAATTTACGCCCGGCTTTAATTGCACAATGGGCGGTTGATCCAATTCCGCTGAATGGGTCAAATACAATATTTCCCGGATTGCTCCAAAGCTCAATGCCTCGCTCGATGATGTCAAGGGCCATTGGGCAAATGTGGCGTTCGTCTTCATCATCGCGCCCGCCGCGATAGTTGAGCGTGCGACTTGATCGAACGTCCATCCATACTGGTGACGCGTATCTGCGCCAGCGGTTATGACTCAAGTTGCCATCAGTCGGTTCGTCCTCACCAATAAATTCGGTCAGCCCGTGTTCGTGCGCCACCGGTTCGGCATTCACACCAGGCTTGCGGAATGTCAAAAGGTATTGCGGGAGTCCTGCGCGAGATAGTGCCGAATCTTTGCAAAGTTGCTTGTGCATCAGGCCGATGGCTTTGGTGCGAGTTGCTTCAATCAGAGGGTCTTTCCAGATCACATGCTCACTGTGATAGATAAACCCGTGTTTGATGAATGCCGCGATCAAAGCCCCGCGAAAATCCTTTAATCCGATATACCCGTCGCGACTTTTCATCGCAGGCAGATTCATGCAATCGACCGACACATTTCGCCCCGGCATCATGATTCGCATCAGCCCTTGAATCACAAAATCGAAATGTGTAAAAAATTCAACATCAGACCTGCAATTACCAATGTCGCGCTCAGAATTTGAATATGCATAAAGATTTGAATATGGCGGCGAAAAGATGGAATATCCGACTGAATTTGCCGGCAGCATGTTCATGACTTCAACACAATCCCCGTTATAAAGGGCGCATTTGTCGTTAACGAATTGATCGATGATTTGCATTTTGATTACATCCATGAAGGCAGGTTGATAAATTTTGTAGGTGCGTAGTCGGTGCGTTCTTTGATAGTGCCGACAACTTCGCGCCGCGTGAACTCTCGCATATGACTAACCATTTGATCGGCCATCACATCGGCTTGCGCTTGTTTGCGGTCAAGATTCTCTTTGACTGCTCCTTCGGCTGACGTATAAATGATGTACGTATACACCTCGCGTTTTTGGCCGAATCGATAGCATCGGCGCACGGCTTGATAAAACTTTTCGTAGGAATCATCAAGCCCAACAAATGCCACATTTCGGCAATGCTGCCAGTTGAGTCCGAATCCGCAGATTTTTGGCTTACTGATAATTACCCGTGCATTGCCGTGTGAAAATTTGGTTATCAATTCTTCTTTTTTGGATGATGATAATGATCCAAAAACCTCGACTGCATCGGGAATCAGGCTTGCTAGAAGTGCAGATTCGTCATTCAAATTGCACCAGATCACCCACGATTCATCTGACATGTTCACCATATCAGATAGAAGTCTGCATCGAGCGTCAATCGATACCTTGCGAGCGTTGCGGCGTTCGGTCATTGTGTTGGCCCGTGGTGCGTCAACATCAATCTGGCAATCGACCACATGCATGGGGGGCAGTTTGTACCGTGATCCATCAAACCCCAGGTCGTCCGGGCTACGGATGAACGCTGCCCATGTGGCTAACCATTCCCAGAACTTTGTTTTACCGTGACCTTTCAGTCGCCATTTGCTTGTGTCAGATCCATCGTGCGTGAAGAACATCGCCAGCATCTCAGTGTGTTTCATAACTCCCAAAAATTCAGCCTGACTGCCAAGCTCCATGTAATCATTCGGGCTCGGCGTAGCCGTGCAACTTAGCCGATACGGGGTTTCCGCAAATTTGGCAATTGTTGCCATGCGCGTTTTGGAATCTTCGCCCTTCAAAATGGATGATTCATCTAGCACCACTCCGATAAATTGTGATGCGTCAAAATGTTGAATCATTTCATAATTCGTGATGATGATCCGATGGCCATTCACCTCTGATTGATGGCGCATGTATGTGACTGTGATGCCAAAATGCGCGCCTTCTTCGACTGTCTGCTGGGCCACGCAAAGCGGCGCCACAATCATGACGGGTTTACCGGTGTAATCTGCCACGGCTTCAGCCCATGACAATTGCATCAGCGTCTTACCTAGGCCAGTATCGGCAAACACTGCGCTACGCCCCTTTTTCAACGCCCATCTGACGATGGCTTCTTGAAAGTCAAACAAGTTGACATTGAGATCTTCCGCATCAAACCCTCCATAGACGTCCGTGACAGACTTGCGCTTTAAAAATTCCTTGTACATGTGTTGGTTCTCCTGTTGACGTGTTCGTCATTATCGGCAACAATAGCCACGCGGTCAATCCCCGTACTCAACTTTTAGGAGAATTTGAACATGTCCATGCAGATCAACGTCGACCCCGCCGGGCTGACTCAGGAACAACGCGAAGCGGTCGCCGGTTTTATTTTGGCTTACCCGGGCAAGGCTTGTGCCGGGACGTGCGGCGGCGGTCACGCTGTTGCAGAAATTCACGCCCACACGCACGCGGCGCCGGTCGCTTCCGGTGATACTGGCCCGGCGCTCGACCCGGAGATTGCGGCCCTTGTCAAAGACGACGGTGAGTTCCAAGCGTCCGTCGCATTCGGCTCCCACGGTTCGCCGGAACTTGACGCCGACGCCGCAAAGCTGAATGCAGTTTTCGGACAAGGTGCGGCCGGTCCTACGCTGGCCGACGTCGGCTTGGCGCCCGCTCAAGCCTTCGGAGTGCCCGCCGCCCCTTTGGTCGGTTCCACCCCCGTAATTGCGGGGGCCTCTACCGTTGCCCCGCCGCCCCCGGCGAATACTGCCCCGATTACGACGACGCCTGGCGTTGCCTCTTCGGCCGCGGGTGCCTCTTCGGCCGGCGTTGAATTGGACAAACACGGCTTGCCGTGGGACGGCCGCATACATGCCGAAAGCAAAGGCAAGCTTACCGACGGTAGCTGGCGCAAGAAGCGCCAAGTCGACCCGGCGCTGGTGGCCCAGGTTGAAGCCGAATTGCGCCAAGTCATGGGAGCCGCCCCCGCCGCCCCTTTGGCCCAAGGCGGTGCACCTGCCCCGACGCCTGTTTCCGTTGCGGCCTCTACCATTGCACAATCTGTACCGACTGGATCTGCCCCCCTGCCGGTAGCGCCCCCGCCCGCTCCCGTCCCTGTAGCTGGTGCGGCACCTACCATGCCGGCGGCCCCGAATGTTGCCCCCGCGGGTGACGTGCCCCAGGATGCCCGGCAACAATTCGTCGGCCTCGTTGGGCGTGCCTCCGCGGCTATCCAAGGCGGTAAGGTGACGCAAGCGGAAGTGAACCAGATTTGCGCCGACTCCGGTATCCCGGCCCTCCCGTTGCTGGCAAACCGGCTGGATTTGGTTGCCACGGTTGCGTCGCGTATCGACGCCCTCATTGCGGCACGCGGCCAATGAGCGGCGCCCATTCAATCCTTCCGCCCTCCGGGGCGGGGGCTTGGAAACTGTGCGCCCTTTGGGTCGCCATGAACCAGGCTTACCCGCAAGCGGACACGCCGGAAACCTTGGAAGGCAACGCGGCCCATTGGGTTTTTGCGGAAATGCTGGCGGGGCGTCCGGTGTCCGAAGGGATGCAAGCCCCCAATGGCGTTTTCATTACCGACGAAAT